CATGCTCTCCTCATATTCCTCGTTGTCTTCCTCCCCGTCGTACTCCGGTTCGCCGTCGGGGTCTTTGATGTAGATGTCTCTCATGCGATCCTCCGATAAGCAATGCCTTGGGGCTATTGTATTTCTTTAAATACCCCTCCATCTAATTTGTAATATGTATCCGCCTTTATCTTCTCCCCGTCAACAAATTCCGTTTTTACGCAAACGGGGATATATCTTTGCTTTTTATCCGAATAAGACCATTCGGATAGTGTTATCCATGATCCTTTTGAGGCTTTTGCTACTGAGTTAATACCTGCGCACATGATGACACAGTCTTCGCCAGTGCTGTCAATCTTGGCATCGTTGCCGGACGAACCAATCTGGGCACCGTCGCCGGACGAACCAATCTTGGCACCGTTGCCGGACGAACCAATCTGGGCACCGTAGCCGGACGAACCAATCTGGGCACCGTAGCCGGACGAACCAATCTGGGCACCGTCGCCGGACGAATTATCCTTTATGCTCGTTTTTATTTTTTCAGGTGATGTGATCTCTTTTAGCCACTCAACTCCAAGATTGATCATGTCAGCCAATTTTAACTCTGCTTTTATTTTTATTTTCGATGAGCAAATCTTTGTCCCTCTATCCTCCTTGGATATATTTCCGTCTTGCTCTACTTCGCAAAACCTAGAGTCTATCATAGTATAGTGATCAAAAACATCAAACGGGCTTTCGCAAGCGTGAAACCCTCTGCTACACACCTTGATCTCTCCATCCATCTCATATTCCTTGCCTATTTCATATTGAAAATCCCGGCATTTTAAATTTTTGTCAAATCCCTTGTAAGATTTTATAGCAGCCATTTTATTTATCGTTTATTAGTTCTACAATGTCTTTTCTTATCTCTATCAATTCTTCTTTGCTAAGTGTCTTTAATTCGTCTAGGATATCGTCCTTCCTCGATCGATTCGGTCTTGATGGGGCTTGTACCACGTACAACACCCCGAAATCATTTTTCTGACTCATAAGTCATTATTACGATTTGATTTATCACAACAAATACTGATACTATGCCAAATATCAGTAAATGGATATGAGAAGGTTTTTCATTCCATTCGAAGATTGCGACTATTGAGGCCAGTCCCAATATTGTAGCTAAGACCATCCTAAAAGTAAAGATGATAATGCTCTTTATGGCCCGGAATATCTTCCAGAACCATGCTTGGTTTCTCTTTATCATATATATTGTTGTTTTTAAAATTCGGAAGAAAGGCCTCATATCCTCACGGACGGAGACCTGCTTTGTAAATTGTGACTGATTTTCTGATTGAATAAGCACCCCTAGGGGTGAAACGTGCTCCCTGCCGGGCTTGAACCGGCGACCTCTCGCTTATGAGGCGAATGCTCTCGACCAACTGAGCTAAGGGAGCGTTTGCCGGGGTGGGATTCCCCGGCACAGTTTAATAATAACTAATATCTAATTGCCTGCCTCACGGCAGTATATTAAGGTCTTGGTTGAGAAGTGTATAATAATTAGCAATGTGATTTAAGCGTGGTAGCCGGGGGAACTCGAACCCCCTGTAACCCTGAATAATAATATGAATTTATTATGGTTAGCTACCTGCCCTAGCCATTTCCTAGGGTGGGATTCTTCTTTCTTTCATTGTTATAAAACTTGGTTATTAATAGGTCTATCGGTTTTATTCATTTTTCTTCCTCTATTGTATCATCCAAGAACTTATCGATAGCCATGATAACCTTATCCGGCAACTCCTTGGCGGTATCATTAGACTTGAGATATTCTATAGTTCCGCCTATTCCGATAATCATCAGCATATCCCTTTTAGAGGGGATGAACACTAGCAAAAAAATAGGGATTGATATATAGGCGGCACATTTGATAGCCATGTTCTTAAACTTAGAATTGTTTTCAAAGTCATCTTCCATATACCATAAGGAAATGCATATGGCAATTAATATCCCCAAGATAAATACTGCGATTATCGCCAACGTTTGTATGGCATCTAATCTTGTGATCCAATAAATCTCATTCATGGTATCATGGATTGATGTCTTCAACCTCGCTCTCGAGATCGTTCTTGATCTCATTGATAGCTTGGATGGTATTGTCCGCATTGATAATCGTCTCCTTATACTCGATCAATTGATTGATCTTGCTCTTGTAATCTACCCCGTCGTCACCTAGGTTGTTTATCTCCTCGTGATACCGGATGTCGGCTAATACCTTTTGCTCCTCTACGTTGTTTAACGCCGAGTCAAGAGCTCTCATGATCTCTTGACTCCTTAACTCTGACAGTCTCTCTGTTTGTTTTTTACCCCTAAGGATAGAAAGGATCTTTTTCATACTCTCAATAATTTTGTTGTTTTTATTAAATGGATTTTATCGCTAGTGATCGTTGTACATAATGAGGCAAGGGCCATTGAAAATCTATCGCATCTTTCTTTAACGAAAAAACCGTCTAAGCTGCTTACATTTGGATTTCGAGAGATCTCAAATCCATTGCCGGTAAATCCTGTGCCAAGGACATTTCCTTGTAATTCATTTTCCATATTTTTTATATATTTAATGTGCGTTCCCCCACAACCTCCAACGGTTTCGAGAACCCGAATCATAGACGGGTGGGGGATTGTATCGTACATCCTCCATGATGGTTAACCAATGCCGCCACCGGCACAACACCAAAAGGAGACACGGAAGATGTTATCGTAAGCTATATCCCATCGTGAGTCACGGCGCATATATCGCTATCACGTTACCTTGATATAGCCGGGAACCTCACGACGTTGAAGGCGTCGCTGCGTTCCGGGTCACAATACGTCAAAGATCTTAATTGCAGCCCCACCGGTAATCGAAACCGGAACCTTCTTCTTAGGAGGAAGACGCTCTATCCGTTGAGCTATGGGGCCGAGGATTTATCTTTTTCTCTTTTTATCCTCTTTGCTTGACATCCATCGGATGTAAATCTCATCAGTCCGACTTAGTTCTTTCAGCCTTACTGTTGGATATTCAATCTTACCGGGACGGCATATTGGGCTTATTGCTCCCATTTTTCTCCATCTTAATACATTAGCTTTACCATAAAGAGCTTCTGCTTTCCTTTGGGAAATGTAAGCTGGATCATCTTTATCCTCTTTGGCGAAGGTGTTTATCTTTGCCGCTAAGTCACGAATGAAGTCGTGATAAGACACAGATCTATCTGGAAATGTTATCTCGGCTATCATGATGGATCACTTTTAATTTCTACACCTCCGTAAAATTTCAAGGCTCTTCTCCTTATCAATCTGGTATTGGCCGTATCTGTCAGTCCTTTTAACGCTTGCCGGACACACACCGTAGATAAGCCCGTGTCGTTAGCGATTTTTGTTTGAGCTCCATGTGGAACCATTATTTCGTTCTTTCTCATAATGTTATGTATTTTTTATTACTATCTTTGCCGAATAATTATAACTGTTTCTATTTCGAAACCTATTTGTGTTTCGATTTTGATACCGCAAATGTACATCATTTAATGTACAAAACAAACATTTTGTACATTAAAATAATTACAATATTTATGCTATAAAACATGTATTATTGTATGTGATTGATTTATAAATAGTTTGATAAGTATTAAAGAAAGGAGTATGAGAGATAGATTATTATTGGCATCATGTGCATGCTCTATGTTGATGAGCATATTGGCGATCTGTGTGGCGTTTTATAGATCACCAAACTTGGGTTTTGATTATCAGGGAGTGATTGTCGCTACATTGACTATTCTTGTGACAGTGTTGGTTGGTTATCAGGTGATGAGCGTTCTTTCTTTTGATAAGACTATGAACACCAAGTTTGATAAGTTCAAGGAAGAATATAAAAAGGAGTTGAAATTGGAGACGGTGAAGGCGAATATAGACTTGAAGACTAATATTCGCTTTGCGTTTTTCAAATATGGAGATCAAGAGGTCATTTTCCATTTGTCAGAGAAAATACCAGATCTTATAGGAGAGCTTGAAGAGAAAGATCAGGTCATATTCTTTGTCGCCGAAATAGAACGGTTAAAGAAATATATACAAGAAAATCTGAAAGACATAGATAAGAAGTATCTCATTCGTATGAAAGAGGCTTACTTACGTTACGGATATGTTCCTTGCGTCTTTGATTTTCTAAAATACTTAGATAACGTTTGTGCATAGCGTTGAGTATTAATAGCTCAGGTTCTTCCATTTTGTCTCCGAATGGATTTATATGCTTTTCCCAATGCTTGTAAGTCCCTTTTGAGATGGCTTTAACGCTTTCGCTAATGATATAATAGAAATGCTCGTTATAGTGGTATCTTCTATACATATCAACTAAATCAGGCTTATACGGCTTATACCGTATTCCTATTAAGGACTCAAGGAATATCCTTAAACGTGATTTGATGGGTATTTTCTTTACGTTCTCTAACATGGTTATAGCATCCGATATGCGGATCGGATTTAATTGATAAACGTATCACCCGCATGTGATATAAAAACAAATGTACATAAAATAATTTACATATGAGTATTAATACTAGAATAAAAGAAATAGTGGATTATTATTATGGAAGAGAAAGAGGCTCTTTCCAAAAATTTGCAGATAAGCTTAATGTGTCAAGACAAGCTGTAACAAATTTATGTACTGAAGGATCTAGTGTTGGCATGACATCTGTAATGAAAATCCTAGATGCGTTTGATCTTATTGATGCAAATTGGCTTTTACGGGAAAAAGGCAACATGTTAAGGGTTGTAACTTCAAATGATGCGTCAGCCGTTTCTGACGAGAAAGTAAAAGATGTCGCTTATTGGAAACATGTAGCTCTTTCCATGAGTGAGGAGGTGACAGAGAAGAAAGATCGTATTAAAGAATTGGAAAGAGAACTTCAGCGATTAGGTGATGAGTTGGATCAACGTTTATTAAAGGAGGAGAGAAGGGGAGCATCTGGCAAGGCTTCCAAGACTGCCTAGGTAAAAGACATAGATCGTGTTGTATAACATGTGAAAGATCGCATCATATAGGATCGTTTTCGTGTTATAATAAGACAATTCATCATGTTAGTCTAATGAAACAAAAAACAAGTTCTTTGTCGGATCTAATCCACCCGATAGAGATATCTGCTGATGAGCAGGAAGAAGTTAAGGTTTATCCTTATGGAAAGTTGGTTCCATATCGAAGGGTAGGGAATAAGGTGTATGTGCGTTATATAAGAATATAGCACATAGTTTTTTTGAAAGAGGCCGTTAATGCGGTCTTTTTTTATGCTTATATATTAATATGTATGCGCGCGAGGAAACATATGGATTTTTTAGTATATTGCGAAGCGTTTGAAAATGACGGTATGTGCTGTGGTTGATTTTAACTGTTCCAATGACTTACTTTTAAGCTTTTCGGCAGTTATTGAAGTGTCAAAAATTAAACCTAAATGTTTGTATATTGTTTTACCTTTTTTGCTAAACATCTGATAATCATATATAGAATTACTGCGGCGCAAGCAGCTATAGAAGGATAGGCTGTTAAAAACTGCAAGTCTTAAATATCAATATATAAGGCTGATAGACGGGTTGAGTCTTGTTTATCAGCCTTATATTTTTATGTCATTATTAGCGTAAAATGATCTGAATGATATGTGATGTTTACACTTTGTTTGCTATATTTGCACATGGCGTTTACACCGTGTTTACACCATAAATTTAATGTATAAAGTGTTGATATATGGCAACTTTTAAGATTTGTGTTAGAAAGCAGCGTTCTGATGGCTTCTATCCTGTTTACATCAGAGTAACCCATAACCGTAAATCCTCTTATATAAAAATGGATAAAATGGTTGATAAAAAAGGGTTGACTCGCACGGGGGAGGTGAAAGATCCTTTTGTCGTATCCTTCTGTTCAGATGTAATCATGCGATATGTGGAGAGAGCAAACAAAGAGGATATATCGCAATGGGATGTAAAAACCCTAGTGGAATATCTGAAAAAAGCGGATGAGGATATCTGTTTTTCTGATTATGCGAGAAAGTATAAACGGGAAATGGAAACAGTTAGAGGCATGGCCCGTAACGCCAAGAATTATGAGTTGGCCTATTGTCATCTTGAGAGATTTGCGGGAACTAGCAAGTTGATGTTTTCCCGGTTTACCACGAAATTCATAAATGACTGGATAAAAACCTTATTACCAACGGCAAGGGCGAAAGAAATGTATCCTGTTAATGTTCGCCAGATTTTTAAAGCTGCAATAAATGAGTTCAACGATTACGATAGGGGCATAATCAGGATCAAGACTAATCCTTGGCTAAAGGTAAAAATCCCCAATGCGGACACCCCCGATCACAGGGCCTTGGATGCGGACTTCGTTCGTGAGTTTTTCGCGACACCCATACCTCCGACAAAGATGATATTATCACTTCCAGAGTTGGCTAGGGATGTAGCCTTGATGGTCTTTTGCTTGGCAGGAATTAATACCGTAGACCTTTTTAGGGCAAAGAAGTCCAATTTGAAAGGCTGGACATTCTGTTATAATAGGGCTAAGACCCAAAAATTCAGAAGGGATAAGGCGTATATGGAGATTATTGTTCCGGATATTCTCCGTCCTGTCATGGAAAAATACTTTACACCGGATGATGATGAGTTTTTGTTTAATTTCCATAAGACCTATCGTGATGACGACTCTTTCAACGCAAATATGAACTCTGGATTGAAACGTATTTGCAAACATGGCGGTCTCAATGCTATATGTATGTATAATTTCCGGCATTCATGGGGAACCATAGCGAGAAACGATATAAAAGCCTCAATGTATGACGTGGCTTTCTGCATGAATCATTCAAGCGCTCATAAGACTACAGAGATATATGTAAGACCGGATTACTCTATAGTCTCTGAGATAAACAATAAGGTTATTGATTTTGTATTTAACCAAAAAAAGGAAGAAATGGTATATGAGGATCCTGTGAAATATTACCCTGATGATCAGATGAAAATATCTTTTAGACAGATGATTAAAGGCAGTGTCATATATCAAGGCAAGGAGATATTCTCATTTACGGATATAGGATATAATAACATTGACGAAATAATAAAAAAGCTAGCGGGGCATGTCCCGTCGTTTGTTCCAGATGGAGCCAAGGTTGATTTTAGGATAGACAATTTAGATAAAGGTGAATACCGGATATTTATGAGACAAAAAGGAAAAGGCTTTTGATACTTATAAGACAAATAGACCAATAAAACACGCCCGTGTCAGAAAAAACACGGGCGTTATACTTTTAGTATGCGACAAACAGGACTATTTTGTTCTTTCGACCAAAATCTTTGAAATTCGAACTTGCAGTTGCTGCAACTCGATATTATTCAGTTCTTCCAAATCAATGTTCGCTATTTTTACTTTCCGATTTTCGTCAAAGGAATTTTTCTTCTCCTCATGAAGAGCGGTTACTAACTCGTCTATTTGACCCTTGATTTTCTCTCCTTTTAACTTGTAATCCGTTGTTCTTGCCATGATATTCGTTATTTAGTTAAACACTATACAAATTTAGGGAATATCCTCGATACAATGATTGTCATTCCTTATTTTCTTTCTCTTTTTCCTCCAACACTTTTTTAAGCTGATATAGGCTTATGATATCATATTCGAACGTAGGATTTTCCCAGTTCTTCCGGACAGAGTTTGTCTGAACCGATATAAATTTCCGAAGGTCGAAGATATATTGGCATTGTGACAGTCTTATCTCGTTAAATGTTATCTCGTAGTTATCAAACCACTCTAAAAGTTGTTTAAGCTCTTCGTTCATGATATAAATGATTAACACCCGCAAATATAAACAAAGCCGTCCAATCGAAGAAGAAAGGACGGCTTAAAGTACGGATTAGCATTTATTATTCCGTGTCATCTTCGGATAAGTCTCTTAACTTATCTTCCACGGAGTCTCTTTTCTTGTCCACTACAGCGTCTATATCCACGGATTGCAAGGATGGGACGATGTATTTGACTAGCTGGGTGAAAGCCGCTACCTTATCTTTTGGCTCCAGCTCCTCGAAGGCTTTCTTGATCTCTTCTCTGTTGGATGTCAACAGCTCCGAGATGAAAGTCCTTATCTCTCCCGTCTTCTTGTTTGGAGTGCCTTTGGCCCTTCCTCCTAGCCTTCCTCTCCCGTCGTTCTTTGGTCGTGCCATACTGAACTAGTATTTAATAGTTTATCTGAAAGTCGATTTTTATTGTTATGGGGCAAAGCTACACGTCTAATTTTGAGGCATAACGATAAAAATCATTTTATGGGAATAATAGGTAGTGTAGTGGGTGGTCTGGCTGGCATAGGTGGGGCCATAGGAGCCGGGATAGCCGGACGTAAGGCTTACAAGAAAAATATGGGGATACTGAATGACATGAGGCAGGATTCCCAAAATTGGTATGACAGGGAGTATAACTCGGATTTCACCCAAAGGGCGGACGCTCAAGCCGCCCTTAACAACGCACGGCGAATCCTTGACGAGAGATACAGGAGGGCGGAGGGTGCCGCCGCCGTTGCGGGCGCATCCGATGAGTCCGTGGCCTTGCAGAAACAAGCGGCCAACGAGGTCTTGGGGGACGTGACTAGCGATATCGTAGGCCAAGCCGAGGCTTATAAGGAGGGTGTGCGTAACAATTATGTAAACCAGCAGACCGCATTCAACCAAGCGGAGATGGATTTAAACTCTAAAAAGGCGGCGAACGTGGCCACGCAAGCGGCGGGATTGGCTACGGCGGCTGGAGGTCTTGGCGACGCTTTTGGCGATGGCGTTTTAAGGAGCACAAAACTTGGTAAATGGGCGGGAGTGAAGTGATATGGCGGGAAGAATAGATTTAGTAGAGGAAGAGAGGAGGAGAAACGCCCAAGCCGTGGCTCCTCAAGCTACGTCCGGTGCGAGCGTGCCGGCACAGGTATCTGTATCCCAGCCCGTGGCGCAACCACAGCCTCAAGTACAATCTCCGGCACCTGTTCCCGGTACGGTGGGAACGGCTATACCGGATGTGGGGACCGTCCCGTTGCAGGCCCCATCTTTAACGCAAGCGCCGGTGAAACCAGAGGCAACCCCGTTGTCCATGTATGACAAGTTCGCGGATATGACAGCTGAGCAAGCCATTAACACGGGTGAGATAACCCCGCAAGGATATTGGAACATACAAAGCGAGGCGATCAAGGCGGGTAAGCGTGATCCTTACTCCACGGAGGAGATTATCGAGATGATGCGTACGAGCGATCCCGAGTACGAGACGGGCGAGCAAAGGGCGAGACGTGAGAGGAACGACCGGGCGAGCCGTGCCATAACGGGGATAAGCGACCTGATAAGCAACATAGCTGGAATGGTGGGGACGGCCAAGGGATCGAGTCCCGTGGTCGTGAACAATCTCGCACCCCTTGACACTAGGCAACGTGAGATAACGGAAAGGAGAAACGCCTTGAAGAGGAAATACGATACGTTGCTCACGAACGCCAAGATGGGTGAGATAGCCTATCAACGTGATCTGGAGGCGGCTAGGCAAAAGGCGCAGAGGGATTATCGTTTGAAGCTGGCCTTGAAGGATATTGACGCTAGGATAAGGAAGGGCGAGATCGATCAAAAGCAAGCTAACGCAATGACATTGGAGGCGTACAGGCAAGCGAACAGAATGGCTACGGAGCAATTCAAGGCAGAGAACCGATCCAAGGAAGAGGCGGCGAACCGAGCGAACCAGATAAAAGTCGCTAACATAAGATCTGGTGGTTCTGGGGAGTCAGGGAAGAGGGGGATTATCACCATACCTACGGCTAATGGGTATGTTGATGTCAAGGAGAAATCTTTCAATGATCCGACAGTTACATCCATATTGTATAATCAATTGGATCCTGAGTATAAAATATCAGATACTGACCGTTCTGGTAACAGTAAGACTCCAACGAGAGATGAGATGAAACAGGCTATCGGAAGATGGGTTGCCGATGGACATGAGTTGAATATCCCTCAATCAATCATAGAGAGTGAGGATAGTTTCAATATCGATGATTATGAGGTAAAGGAAAGCGATTTTGAGGATAATAAGGTTGGTAAAAGGAAGAAGTGATGGCAAGATATAAATACAACGATAAATTATATGATATACCGGAAGAGGTGGTAGACAAGTTTGAATCCATGTATCCTGATGCGGTAACCCGGTTCTCGGTAGAGGATGATGTATATGAGATCCCCGTGTCACGTAAAAGGGATTTCTTGGGAACGTTTAAGAACGCTACTCCTTACGAGGATTTCTCCAGTTTGGATAATCCTGAGCATGACAACGACTTTGATGATACAGATTATGTGTCTCAATCAAGCCAGAATCCTCCTCCAATTGCCTTAAGGCAAGAGTTTGATGTGACAAAGCCCGATCAATCGGAGTATGTTAATCCTTTAACAAACTCTCCGGATTATAACTTTGAGTCGTTGCGAAAAAAAGGAAAGATAGAGACTGTTAAACCTAATGATAAGTTTGGTCTCATATCGGAATCTATTAATGAAAATAGGATAGGGTTGGACGATGAGATATCCAATGCGATGAGAGGTAATGTCCCGGAAGGTATAAGGCCTATAGATGTCACAACGAATTTGATATCGGCTCGTAACTATCTTAACGAGGCCGATGATCTTATCAAGGCGAGAAAGGAAGGCGGGGGTGTCTTGAGAGGCATGAGAGATGCCGCTTCTAAATTGGGTACGTGGGATTTCGGTACGTCTGATTTAGCCGCAAATAAAAGTGTTTATAATGCCTTGCGTAAATTCGAGAGAGGGGAGGAACTTAGCCAAGATGAGCTAAGATTGTTGGATGCGGTGGCAGTTAATACGGCAGCGAAGGTTTACGCTAGCGATTTGGGTGTATCCTATGATATTGGATCTGGTTTCGTGCAATCGATCCCTTTTATGCTGGAAATGATTGTCAATCCTTTGTCTGGTGCGGGCAAAGGTGTCGGTAAGGCCTTGGCTGGTTACGCCGCCAAGAGATTTGGCGGTAAGGTCATTCCTAAGGTGGCTGGTGTAGCTGGTCGTGTAGTGGGAGATATCGCCGCCTCTACTGGCATGGCCGCCACGACTGGGGCTGCGGGAGTCGCCGCTGATACTTATTCAAGAATGATCGGATCTCCTGTATACACGGATGTAGGAAGGGTAAGTTTGGGGCAGGAGGTCAGAGACCTTGATACGGGAGAAGTATTGAGAGACGAGAATGGTAATCCAGTCAAGGTCGGAAGTGTAGGCAAAGAGAGTATAGGAAGTGCGTTATATAAATCCTTGGCATCACGCTCTATTGACAATTTCTCAGAGATGTTCGGCTCTTATTTTGGACCGGTAGGCGATATATTAAAGGAGACTAAGGCTGGTAAGAAGATAAGCGCCTCTGCTTTGGTCAACTCCATGAACAAGCTCACTACTGCGGATTGGACGAAAGGGTTCAATAAAATTATGCAGGATGCTAAATATGATGGTTTCTTTGGTGAAACGGCAGAGGAGTATGTCGGAGGTTTGTTGAATGCGGCGATAGTAGGAGATCAGTCATTGGAAGACCTAGGATCTTTGGATAATTTATTGCAGACCGCAGGTACAGTAGGGCTTATGAGTGGCATTTTAGGTTCAGTCAATCTAATTGGACTCAGAGGCGTAAGATATAATGCGAGAAAGGGTTTGGAAAGAAGTGAGGCAAATGGAAGAAAAGTTTTTGGCGACGATTTCGATGTGCTAAAAGATGAATTGATGAATATGGATCCAGACAAGAGGAAGGATGTGGTAAGGGATATGATAGCCTCTGATCGTTTTAACATGGAGCAAAAGAAAGCGATCATGGATTATTTCTATCGCCGTAGCGTATATGATGGTTTAGCCAACGGCGAAAGCAAGAAAATGGATGAGGCGACTCAAGCAGAGACGGAAGCTATAGAGTCAGAGTCTAATCCTGAGACGGGTTTATACATTGAGGCTTCAAGGATTGATCCCTTGACTAAGCAACTTACTCCCGGTACTATAGTACAAGGCATGATGGAAGACGGGAAAGACCGTGTCATGTGGAAAGGACCGGATGGAAAGGTTGAGATGATCTTGAAAAGCGAGATTGACCCATCTTCTGTCCGATCCATGCAGACGCAAGAGATAATCGACGTGTCGGTGAATAATATAAGGGAGAGTATGAGGGCTGAGATAGAAAGAGATAGTAAATATGATCCTTCTATTCCAAGTCCAGAGGAAACGATCGGACAGTCTTTCTATGTAGATGGAAATCCTTACGCATTCTTTAATGAGAATGGACGGTTAAATCCTTATTTGGTAGATTTGAATGGAAAACCGATAAAACCTGTACGAAATATAAGTGTCGAAGATTATTATCAAGCTAAACAAGCGGAGATAGATAAACAAAAAGTAGTTCAAAATTCTCCGGTGTATAAATTATCCGATGGGAGGATAGCACGTTTGATCGACATGGATGAGAGTGACGTTGCCTTGGAGATATTGGATAGAGATGGGAATCCTGTGGGCAATATATCCATGACTAAAGAGGATTTTGATAATAACGCATCTATGCAGGAGCAATCTCCATACGAACGTTATGTTGATACAGGTGATGTTGACGATAGTGTTGTAAACCTGATAGCGGATAAGATATCGAGAGGTGATGCCCTTACTCCAGAGGAGGAATCCATGAGACAGGGAGCCTCTGATCGAGTGGAAAGCAGATTGTCAGATATTAGAGATCAGTCTCTAAAAGAGGCTGAGACGTTAAATGTGACAGAGAGTATTTCTCAATCTTCAAATCAGGGGAGTGAGGTTCCTTTGGATAACCAAGAGCCTACAGGGGACATCAAACCTTCTGTCGTTATGAAGGAGGATGGTACGCCAAATTTCGTGTCGTCTGGGGTGGATGCTACATTGGATTTCCTCCATGATAAATACGGAGAGAAGATGCCCAAGAAGATCGAGGTGACAAGGAAGGCGTTCGACGAGGATCTCAAGAAGGCTTCAGAGAAACTGGATAAGGCCCAAGAAGCATATGACAATGCCCCTATCGGAAAAGAGGATAAGGTCGAGGCCGCACTGATCAAAGCCAGACAAGAGTATGATGCGATCAAGGTCGAGGCTGATTTCTGGGCTAATCTTGATGATGATATCAAGGAGGCCAGCAAGAAGCCGGGTGATGTCATAGCGAAGGAGATCTCCGTGATGGGTGATCCTATGAGCGGAGAGGAGCTTGCGGCCATGATGCTGGCTAATGGGGCGATCAAATTGACACGTGACACTTACAAGAAAGAGACGGGTGCCGGGAATAATGAGACAGCGAGGATGTTCGGATTGTTCGCTTCTCCGGAGAAAGGCGGTGTTAATATAGAGAGGGCGGGTGAGATATTGGAGCTTGCCGATAAGGAGAATGGTACGAACTTCTTCGATGAGAACGATACGAACGCCGGAAGGGACGCTATCATAGAGGTCTTGTCTTCCGCTCATACACGTGGAGACTTGATCGATTATGTCAAGAGGAACCGTGAGGCGATCGCTGAGCGTGAGAGACAGGCCGAGTACAACGCTTACGCTGAGTGGTGCGAGGAGAATTATCAAATGTCCCCGGAAGAATACGAGGCGTATGAGGAAGGCATGGTACGTGATTTCTCGGAGAAACAATTGACTGATGAGGAGCGAGGCGAGCTTGATTCGCAAATCGTGGATGAAATACAGGCCATAATTGACGAACAAAATGAAATAGACGCTATCTTAGCGCAAAATAAACCGATAGAAAATGAAAACATTGAAGGAAATGACGAAAGCGGAGGCGATGGCTTACGCGAGGGAGGCGGCGAGGTACTGCCAAGAGAACAACTTGATCAGACCGGGGGAACTGGAGAGGTTGAGGGAAGAGAATCGGCTGGCCCCGACATTGATCGCACGGATGGAGCTACACAAGAAGGCTCATCAAGGGGACTAGTTCCTTTTGTCGCCCCTTCCCCAAAGGAGAGTGAGAACCCATTGGACTATGCCGAGCGCATAGTTGAGGCTAAGAGATTGCACGATGAGGAGCTAAAGGTTAATACTAACCCTTCCGAGGCGCAGAAAGAGGCCGGGAATTACAAGAAAGGCCATATAAAGATAAACGGTTTCGATGTCACCATAGAACAGCCCGCCGGTTCCGTCCGTTCCGGTAAGGATGCTAATGGAAAAGAGTGGTCTGTTACCATGAACAACACTTACGGTTACATTCGAGGCACTGAAAGTGTGGATGGTGATCATATAGACGTATTCCTAGGTCCGGATATGAATAGTGACATGGTGTATGTCGTGGATCAGGTGAATACTGATGGCTCATTCGATGAGCATAAGGTTATGATGGGATTCTCTTCCTTGGAAGACGCAAGGTCCGCTTACTTGTCAAACTATGGGGAAGGTTGGCAAGGGTTAGGCAACATTACCGGGGTAGCGTTGGATGAGTTCAAGAAATGGATTGATTCTTCAATCCGGAAGACCAAACCGTTCTCTGAATATAAAGGAATTAAACGGGAGGAAGATATTGCCCCCCGAAAAGTAAAGAAATTGTCTTTGGTTGATAAAGACGATTATATAACCTCCGCAGAGCGGAAGCATATAAAAGCGTTTCTGGAGAGTGGATTGAAAGAGGCAAGGGTAAACAACTCTATCTATGAGATTTCTAATATTGGTGATGATGGTGTTTATGAGATCGTAAGGCGGTTTAACTATACCGATCCATTGACCTTGGTGAAAGATGAGAACGGTAAACTAGTTAATAAGCGAGGGGAGGGTGAACATGTTATAAGGGTAAAGCCCACTTTTGAGGAGATAAGGCCGGATAGTGGTATTCGTTTCCGAGAAGTAAAAGATAAGAATGGCGAAAAGTCCTTGGTTGGGTTACATAATATCAGTGAAGAAAAACTTCGAAAAGCATTGAGACAAGGAGGCTTCGCCAATCCGAGTGCGGCCGTTATAGACATATCCAGACAATCGCATACTGGCTATGGTTCCATATCGCTTGTACTTCCCTCTTCCATGATTGAGAAACGTACTGGAAAAAATGCTGGTACTTGGAGTCAAGACGCATGGACACCCATTTATCCAACTATAGAGAGGCAGTTTTCAGGGAAAGGCAGTGACGCATTTTCAAAAGACTTGCAAAAACTTCCAGAGGAAATGCGGTCGACAACCAAAAGTGGGATGGACAGCTATATGGATGGAAGAGGCGAGGATAGTCTTGCTTATATGTATTTATATGAGCAAGGTAAAGCTCCGGAAATAGCCCGTACAAAGCCTTCATATCCGGAGAAAACAAGAACCGAAGTTGAAGATGCCACAAATGGATCGTTCTCCATGAGTGGTTTGTCTGACAAGCAATTGTCCCGTCTGAAAGATGCCTATATGGAATATAAAGGATTTAGTACGGAAGGTTACAATGAGGCGATAAAACTTCGTAGAGCCAAGCTTGAAGAAGCTATAGGTAAAATGAATCCAAGATCAATCCTCTACGAGAAACGTAAGACGGATCTTGAACGAATCGATAAGTATGGGTTTGATTACTCTGCGGTAGAAAGCTTCATGAAATCAGTACGTGATGACATAAGCAATTCCGACAAGGTTGATGCTCACGGAACAATGCGCGATTCATGGAATTTCATAGAAGAAAATGGAATGCGAGGCGATTTTAACAAGTGGCTCGATAAATTGAATGAAAGGTACGGGATAAAAGAAATTATTTTTAACGGATTTACTCCTTCCGGTATAAGAAAGTACATTCCTAACACCTTGGAGAACGTATCCAAGTTTATGAAGAAGCAAGGAAGAAGCGCGTCTGTCGGAATAGGTGCGTCGTTCCAAAATTTCGCTGCGAGTTTGCTGGATGCTAAAGGCTCACTGAAAGATATACGCAAGGATAAAGGGAAGCTGACTACGGATCATGCTGACGTTGACGCTTTCAGGGATAAATGGTCTAAGGTATTTCATGAGTTAGGAGAAAAATTGCAACCGGATGCCAAAGGATATGACGACTACGGTCTATACAGGTTGGCGGAAGCGGCACGAAGCAAAGACCCTCAAAAATATATAAAGGAAGAATATGGGATAGATTTTTCTGATGAGGATGTGAAGACGCTGAATGAGATGGTGGATGCCATAAGGAATGAATATCCGGCAATGTACTTCGAGACTAAGTTTGAACGTCCTGTATATTTGGAGGAATTTGCTGCCGCTGTAGTCCCGGATAACGTAGATGGTGACATTCGTAAGGCGATATACGATGCGGGTTTGAAAATATTCACTTATAAAGCCGATGATGAGATATCGAGAAATGAGGCTGTTAAGCAGGCCTCAGAAATTGATGGCGTTCGTTTTCGTTCTATAGGTGATAAAGGCGCTGCTAATTTAAATAATGCTGAAACTATTGAATCCTCAATCAACGATTGGTCAAACAAGCTTAATACCCCTGTCAGGGTAATCCATGACGTGGACGATATAACCGATACGGATGAGAATATGTTGGCCCGTAAGAGAGATTCCAAAGGCTGGTATGATACTTCTACCGGGGAGATAGTCATAGTATCACCTAATTCCACGTCCGTAGGTGACGCTCAAAGGACTTTCCTCCATGAGGTGGTAGGGCATCATGGGTTACGTGAGCTATTCGGGGATGATTTCGATACTTTCCTTGATAACGTGTATCGGAACGCCAACGAGGATATCCGGAAAAATATCATTGACCGGACTAAAGGCAATCCTCTTAACTTGCGTGAGGCTACAGAGGAATACCTAGCGGAATTAGCGGAACGTGGTTTCGATAACAAGGCCGAGCGTTCGTTATGGGAAAAGATCAAGGACTCTTTTCTTGATATGTTGAGAAAGGCCGGTATTAGCCTTGATTTCAAGTTATCGGATAATGACCTCCGTTATATTCTCTGGAGAAGCTATAAGAACTTGGAGCAAGGAAATTTGATGGATGTGGCTGAGGATACGGTAATGAGGAATGATTTGGGTATCGGGGATTTTTCTGTTCGGTTTAGGGAAGAGGAAAAAGAGGATATCAATGATCTTAAAAAAAAGAACTATCGTCTAAACAAAAAAGTTGATCGTCTTAAAGATAAAATAGATGAATTACATAGTGATTCTCAATTGTCAGAAGCGTTGAAGAATGAGCTTATCAATGAGATCCAATCCCGGATAGACAGTAAGGATGCCAGTAATATAAACAAGGAAGATTTGCTCTCTTTGTTAAAACAGGTCAAGGGTGCGAAGACAAAGGCAGATATGGAGGATAAAATGCTGGAGGTGGATCGTATATCTAACGAGATAAGGATACGTTCCACTCAAAGACGTATCGACCGTTTGTTGGCATTAAAAACGCAGGATGTAAATGGAAAGAATATGTCTATAGCGAAGAATGTTGATGATATTACACGTAGAGTATTCGATTTTATAAGAGGAAGTTTGTCTGATATAAAGATATCTGGATATGAACAAGAAATGAAGGACTTGCGGAGGAGAAATCGGGAACTGACCACATTGATAGAGGCGAGAGGAAGGATGACAGAAGATACCGGTCTTTCGGGGGATGACAGGAGATCGGCCTCGGAGGACATCGTGTCATTCAAGAAAGAGATGGAGGATAATAAGGTGCGGATATCCGAGTTGAAAAATATGGCTGAGGATGTACGGAATGCCAAGGCCAATGATCTCATGGGCGAGCTGGAGCATATGAGGAAGGAATTGGAGGATAAGCTCAATGAGGCGGCTGAGGGGAAAGCCGTATGGTCTATAGAGGATAGTGAGAGAAAGATGGCCTTGGATATATTAGGGATTTCTCTTGACGCTAGGGACTATGAGGGAGCTGTTAATAGCATAAATCGGGATATTATGGAAAAAGTCCGTAATAATTCAAGTTTCTATGCCGCACAAATGAATCGAATCAGATCAATGGAGAATCCTACGGAGCAAAAGGAGGCCCGTAAGAATATGAAAGCTGGATATAATGAGAATAAGAGGCGCATACGTGCGGAAAAACGATTGCTAAATGAAACTCTTCGCTCCCGACTAGAGGTGTTGGACAATATTGAATCCTTACTAAATGAGCTTGTCGAAGGTGGACGTGCCGCCTTATCTCGTAAAACAGAAGAGGAGACCTATCGCAGAATAGATATCGTTCGTAATTCCATTGAGGATGTGGCGGATAAACCTGTTGACATAAATAATAAGGACTTAGGTAAGATGAATTGGTTTAAGAAGTTTGCGTCATCCCCTCTTGGTAGTTTTGATTATATGGCGCAAAGAGTAGGACGAAAGTTCTTGAATGGTGATGGTTATATCTATCAACGATTCGTAAAAGGGCAGGAAGGAACCATAGCGGCAGAAAATGAGTTAGCGAAGAATCGTGATAGGTTCCGAAAGACATTTGCCAATAAAGTGAATGAGATATTCAATGAGGACGCTGACAGCGTATTGTCTGATAGCAATAAACGTGTTGAGAAATCTGGAGTTTATATAATCAACACCGACACGGAAGGTGAGTATGGTCGTAAGATAGAGATACCTATGACAAAAGGTGAGGCCATGTATGTTTATATGGTATGGAAGATGGATGATGGACGGATGAAATTGGAGCAACAAGGTTTCACGGATGATTCCTTGCTAGAAATTGAGGATTTCATCGGTGAGAATTATAAGGCTTTTGCGGATTGGATACAAGATGATCTGTTGGTAAACTTGAGGGATAGATACAATGAGAGGTATGTTGATATGTATGGGACTTCCATGGCCAACATCCCAAATTATGCCCCGTTAAGGATAAACAAGAACGCCGTAATGAACGAGGTAGACTTGGAGGAGGTTAGGAAAGGCAAGAAGACATTGGAGGAAAAGGCAAACAGCTTGATAAAAAGAACGGTCAATTCCAAGCCTATAGATTTGTCCACGAACGGGATCGAGGCTGTTATAAGCCATGTACGGGACATGGAGGAGTGGTACGCTTTCGCCCGAGTCCGTAGGGACTTGAGTTGGCTGTTGAGTAGCCCGACTTTCAGGAACAAGGTGAACTCTAATGTCAATGGGCATTATGTTGATTTCGTTGATGCGGCGGCATTGGCCTCGCATTCCTACCATCCGGATCCGGATAAATATGCGGACGAGTTCTTCGCAAAGGTTAATCGTGGGCTTGTCGGGGCGAATATATCTTTCGGGCTTATGACGGCGGCGAAACAGATATTATCGTTACCCGCTTTCTTGGGATATTCTCAAAGCCCTAAATTCATGGTAGCATTCACTAAGAATATAGGTCTTGGTTTTACGGGTAGACCCTATAAATGGGCGATGGAGAATATGCCCATGTTTTATGAGCGTGTGAAAGATGGCAATCTGGGGGATGAGAAGTTAAGGGACGATGGGGATAACCTCGGTAAGATAATAGAGTCTTATTTGAAGATAGGCATGGTACCTAACAAGATGATCGACGCTTTCACTATATCTGTAGGAGCTAAATCCGTATATGATTATACATATGATAAGTTGAGGAAGGGATACGAGCGGTTATCGGATGATGAGGCTAAGAGACAGGCGTTGGTTGACGCTGAGATATTCTTTAACCAGACACAGCAATCCGGGGTCGAGACGTTCTTGTCTCCCATGCAACGGAGCCGTACGATCATTAACAGGATGCTGACCACTTACCAAAACTCTAATATAGGATATGTAAGAAGGGTCATGTTGAGCCTTTATGATTTGGCGAGTTTGAAGGATTGGTCTAAGCTGAGGTCGAATTACGCAGAGCGTTTCAAGGCGGAGGGTATGGATGATGATACGGCTAACCAAAAAGCCCAAAGCCTGCTTCTTAATGGGGCTAGAAAGCAATTATTCCATTTCTTGCTGTTTGGTTGGGGAATGAATATGCTATGGGACTTGGGCAGTTCCGGGTTTTTCGGGTTCTTCGCCGGTGATGATGACGAGGATGAAAAATACAAGGATATCGTGAAATTCGTAACGACTCCCGTAAAAGGTGTGCCCGCTGGTAATATCATAAATAATCTCGTGGATGGGTATGATATTAATCCCGTGCTGTTTTTGGACGAGCTGCAAAGGGCATATAATAATATAGGTAGTTCTATAGATGATATAGGCATGGATCCCTTGCTTGCCATGGATGTGTTATCCAATGGCTCTAAGTTGGTAGGATTCGATATGGAGCGATGGGGTAACATTTATTTAGGTATGGAAGGATTGATCCGTAACCAAGGAAAGGAAGGTTATCTTTTGCAGGATATTATGTTCCTGTTGAATACCCCAAAGAGCCAACGGGTAAAGGTCGCTAGGGAGATGTACAAGAATGAGCCGTTTCTTGATTATGCGGAGAAGGTGTCTAGGGCTTATAGATATACGCCAATGAGTAACAAGTGGGAGTATTGGGTGCCCGGCACGGATATACTGACAAGGAGTAAGTTGAATAAGATCAAGAGGAACTACGTTGAGGATAACATGACATCGGAGCAAAAGGCTCAAGATAAGGAAAGGAAGGAAAAGGAGAAAGAGATCCGTAGGATCAGGGAACTTTCCATCGACAAGGAGGCGATGGAAAGATTCGTGAATAAATAAATTGGGTAGAGGCAATCTTATTGTGGGTTGCCTCTCTTTGTTTTTATGTACGATATTCCTATATTTGTTTCAATAAATCTAATATGACATGAACAGGAAAGAACTCGTGAAAGATATATTGGATGTGATTCATTTTGTCTTGTACAATCCTTGGTCTTTTATATTTCTGTATGGGATAGGTGGGATTATGTGTTTCGTTTATGTAAATGTAGATGTTATAAGTAAATATGAGGAAGGTGACTGCGCGCCACTTTTTAAACTATCTGTTTTCTTATTGATCGTTTTGTCTCACTTTTTGGGTTGGTTGTTGATAAAGAAATCTGAGGAGGTGGAATATTTGAGGGAAAGATATGAAAATAAAATTACAAATATAAGATCGGAAGTGGATTCCCAAAAAAGATCACTAATAACGTCTATGCTATTAAAATCTAATGAATTGGAGAGAAAAAATAAGAAGATAGAGACAGACTTAGGATATAATTATGAGATAAAAGTAAGAGACCTAGAGAAAGCATATAATAATAGAACGGATGAGTTGGAGAAATCCTATAGGTCAAGAGCCGTGGATCTTGAAAGTAAATATCATGAGAAAAAAGTATTTTTAGAAGAATGCGAAAGAAGGATGGAGAGAATACTGCTTTCTGAAAAACCTTTCTCGTTATCAGCCTCATTAAGCTCTGATATGAAAATGTATATATTTAAAGACTCTATTTATTATTTGGAGCATAAAGATCATCCAGCGATAAGTGCCGCTGAAACATTAAGAGAAATGAAGAAGAAGGCAAAGAATTATGTTAAGTCATATAATGAGATGAAATATAAATATGAATTCATCTTGAACGTGTTTCCTGAGCTTTCAAAGTACGTGGATGATGATGAAGCTCTTTGTTCACTATCTGAAATGGATGATTATACAGACTTTCAAGAGAAAAGGGATAGATCTGCAGATTTTTTGAGTAAGGAAGAGTGGGATAAAATGGATACTGACACAAGAAATCAATTGGCCTTAGATAGATACAAGAAAAAAAATAAATCTAATTGGGTTATAGGTATAGAATACGAGATGTACGTTGAATATGTTCTAAGAGAAAATGGATATAAGACGATTCCTCATGGAAGTTTGAAAGGAGTAAAAGACCTTGGACGTGATATTATAGCTCATAAGACAGATTCGTATGGAAACAATAACGTTTACATTATACAATGTAAGAATTATTCATCTATAAAAGACAAGGAAATCCATGAGAATGTAGTATGTCAGACTTTTGGGACAGCAATGGAGTATCAGATCAATCATAAGTTAGAGTTATTCACAAGGATTGTACCTGTAATATATTCTACGGTACCCTTATCTGAGACGGCATCTATTTTTGCCGAAAAACTTGGCGTTGTTTCCGTATTGTGCAAAAAAGGAGATTATCCAATGATTAAATGCAATATAGGAAATAATGGTGAAAAAATATATCATCTTCCTTTTGATCAACAGTATTATAGGACGGAGATAAAATCTCCCGGTGAATTTTACGCTTGGACTGTTGAAGAGGCGGTAAATGCAGGCTTTAGAAGAGCTTTTAAATATAGGCCATAGCTTTTCCAGTAGTATTTTCCTTCCAACGAAGTATATCTCCTATGGGAGGACGCTATTGATCGTTTTGAGGCACCTGAAATAAAAAACTCCCCAAATCCTCACGGGCAAGGGAGTTTTTATTATTTAACATAATCTATATGAATGGTTTTCAGACAACCTTAAACGATCCGATTCTCACGGACAGGAACGTTATAATATCTAAATCCATATCAAAACAAAGACATACTTAATCATCATTGCCGATCCTCCCGGAATAGCAACGGTGGGTATATCCGTATTAAAATGCTTCCCAATACCACCCAAGGGAAGCGGGAAATATTTATTCAAACTATATTTTATGCCATAAGGAAAGGAGTGTGCCCCCACCCTCCAAAGCTATACCCTTGACATAAATATACCTCTGGTTCTCACGAAAGAGCGGTATGACTTTGATAAAGTTATTTTATGAATACAACCTAGTGTAATATCTTTAAGTAATGACTCCAGTCCATCACGGATGAGAGCCATAAGGGGTCATAAATATATAACATACCATACTCACGTGAAAAAACGTGTAGCCGTCGCAACTACCAAGACCCGGCATCCCAACGCCAACATAACAGGTAGTAAGCAACGGCCCACGTCTTATATATAGATTATATATACAAATAACGTGGGCGTATTGTTGCTATCGGCTCCCTGTTATGTTTATAAATTTGGGGAATTTAGGTCTTTATAGGAGACGATATCTTTAACGCCACAATGTGTGTCACGTCTTATATTCTATATCGGTGACAGCGCGAATATACGATTTTTGTTTATTTAAACGAGAGATTGCTTATTTTTTGTTTATGTGGCAGGTGTATTTTCAAGCGTGGAGACCCTTTCCTCTAAGTCTTTCAGGGAGATCCCTAGCGATGAGATAGACGATCCCATTTCGACCACGCTTTGGTCTATCCTGTTGATCTCCATAGTGATCCCTTTTTGCCCCATCACCAGATCTTCCGATTCCCCCAGCTCTTGGGTTATGGATGTTTTCCTCACGTATTCCGTATCTATCTTTGCCAATAACTGGTCGAGATTGTTTCCTTCCTTGTCATATACGGAGGATGAGGTGGTTACGTATGATATCTGGTTGCCCCACCTGTCCAGCGGTTTTCGTATTATGATCTTCTTCGCCATGCTCGTTACTTTTCCGCTAAAGTATGAATTAAAGCGTAAATAACGTGCGGTGTCGTTAACGTCGGGTAAGATTTATCGTTCCCGGTCGTTCCTGTATCCCGATATTTGCCTTGTCCGACAGCGACCGGACATAGGATATTGAAGTCAAATGCCCTGCATGGTGAGTCGCTGCGCCGTGTGGGGCGACTTTTTTCATGGAGGACGCACGAGGTAATCAAAATAACAAAGTCGTTTTGATCTTATGGCTAAAATTGCGGGAGAAAATATTTCGAACAATTAAAATTTTAAGATATGGAAGCAATTAAAATTTTTGAGAACGATCGTTTCGGTGAAGTGAGAGTAGCCGGAACAAGTGAGAATCCTTTATTTTGCCTTGCGGATGTTTGCAAAATTTTAGGATTGCGTGTAGACGCTGTACAATCAAGACTGACGGATGCCCCCATTCGGATTGGGGTCACCGATTCGATTGGTAGAGAACAACAAATGAATTTTGTCAATGAAAAGAACCTCTACAAGGTAATCATGCGATCCGACAAGCCGCAAGCCGAACCATTCCAAGACTGGGTATGCGGAGAGGTTCTCCCTTCCATCCGTAAACATGGAGCGTATATGACAAACGACACATTGGAGAAAGCCTTGACCTCGCCCGATTTCTTGATCCAATTGGCCACAAACCTTAAAGAGGAACAACAAAAGCGTATCGAGGCCGAGCGGAAAGTAACCGAGGCCGCTCCTGCCGTGGCTTTCACGAACGCCGTTCAATCGGCGAACAGTTCCTGCCTGATCGGTGAGCTAGCCAAGCTGATCGCTCAAAACGGGTATTCCATCGGGGAGAAAAGGTTGTTCGCATGGATGCGTGACAACGGATATCTCGGAAAGCATGGTGAGAGATACAATATCCCTAACCAGCAATATGTTGAACAAGGATTATTTGAGTTGAAGAAAGGCGTAAGATCCGGTAGTAATGGGGTACTGCATACTACTATCACGCCTAAGGTCACCGGAAAAGGGCAAGTTTACTTCGTGAACAAGTTCTTAGGTAATAAGGAGGCTTGTTGAGTGAATTTACGACAATTTCATAGAAAATCATCATGATATATAATATATTCAAGCAAATCCGTATATGGTTCGTCCTCTTGAGGGCGGACATCCAACTCCGATACGCCATAAAGGAGGCCAAGGAGAAGTACTCGAGGCGTAACGTGCGCTATTACGTGATCCCTAATTACGATCATAGGTTGATAACTTGCAACCGATCGGAGGTACGTAAATACAGGACGGACGGTTACTTCGCCCATTCTGTACGGATCAACGATTTCAACCGGGAATGTTTTTATTATACGCCATACGCCAACGGTAAAAATCCCATATCGGCCAAGGAGAGGGCGTTAAAGAGGAGGTCATGGTTGAATTACGTGTTACAGGCGAAAGGTCTTATATGATTAAGTAAAATAGAAAGGGGGTGACATTTATTTGCCAACCCCTTTCTTGTATCAGGCTTACTCGGAAGCTATGATACCCGCGGCTCTCAAGGTCGCTAGGATGCTGTTAACCTTGTTTACCACGTCCGTTAAGGCGGCGGAACTTTCCAGATTATCGATCTTGGGCTGCATGCCGTTCTTGAATAAATCCTTGAAGATTTCCAGCTCGCTTCTAACCTTGCTTACTTTTGACATTTTAACCTCCTTTTTTTAATGTTGGTATTTATAATTGTTGATTGATAGCGTCGATGCCTTGGCCGGCTATCATTTGTTGTTGCTGAGCGGCTAATTGTTCCTTCTGCGACTGGATCAATTGCAATAACTGATCGGCGAACGGGAAATTTCCCACCTCGAGCATTTGCTCGATAGATATCTGCTTGGCGTTCAGCAACTGCAATAGCAACTCGTTGGATAACGCCCTGTATACCGGAGTGTCGTAGTTCTCTGATATGGATATGTCGAATTCCACGCCTCCCATGGTCTCCGGGTCCCATTGGACATAGCCGTTCCTTCCAACGATCCTTATTATTTTTTTATCGTCGTAGAATTGCTGGATGTTCTTGCACTTCTTGTACATGCCCGATATGATGAAGCTGGCGAACGATTCCAGCAAGTCCACGATGCTGTTGCTGGCGTTGGACGCTTGTTGCTGGTATAAGGCTCCGCTTGTCCCGCTCGTGGGCTGTTTCCCCTGCATGGCCCCTTGTACCCCGGATACGTCCTCCATCATGGACATCTGTAATTTTATCATGTCTCCCAACCCTGCCGGCACGCTCCGGTTCATCATCTGCTGGGGGACCTGTGCCCCCGATTTGAGTTTCAGCTTGATCACGCCGTTGAACTTCGTCCACTCGTCCGCTATATCCTCTATGCTCATGTCATCGGGAACGGAGGCCTCGTCTACCACCAGCACTCCCTTGGCGCTCGCTTTCGTCACGAAATCGTTCAGGATGATATAATGGTTGATATACCTTTGCTGGTCGATGATGTCGCTGACGAACGAGTGTATCTCCCCGTCAACGAAAGGATATGCCTTCATCGTGTAAGGGTGGCTCCCGTGGCTATAAGGGCTTTCTCCCTCGTCAAGTATATCCCCGAACGGTGAAAGATAACGGTAGTACCAGTAGCTTTGTATCATGTACTCGTACTCTATGAGCGGGACCTCGCTCTCTGGCATGTATAGCGTGGGTTGTCCCAGCTCGTCCAGCACGTAATTCCCCAGCTCGTCCTTGATCCTGTTATCCTCCAGCCGGCCCTCGTTCTCAGCGTCTATGTTCCCCTTGTTCGAGTAACTGTCCACGTAAGCGTCGCCCTTCAGCCAGTCGTGGCACCAGAACGCCTTTCTTCTCTCGAGCGTCCATAGTTCTATCACACGGCATAAGCGGGGGTCTTGCGGGGCCATAAACCCGTTAAGGTCATAATTGTTGCCCTTGAACGTGTCGTTGAACTTGGCGATATAGTCCTTGTCACGGGCGTTCTTGTATATATCTTGCAGCCTTTCATAATCCCTGTCATCCTTGGCGAATACGCTGGCGAGTTGCCCGAAGGTCACGTCATGGATCTCTCCGATCATCTCGATGTCGGTATGTCTGGGGTCGTTCATGGGGCCGTCCACGAAGAACAGGTTCGGGTTGACGTTGTCAGTCCAGCATTCCCTTCGGTTCTCCCTTTGGGCGTAGGTCTCTTTCTGTATGGATAGGCCGCTTATGAGGAACTCCTCGAACATCCTTGCGTTCAGCTCCTTGATGTCGTTGATCTTGTTGTTGTACTCGAGCATGGTGCTCATGGTCTCTCCCAGCGTTTGCTCGTCACGATCCCTCGCCACGCACACGGGTGTCTTATTCTGGTTCCGATAAACGCCGATGACGGTCCTTGCCAACCTTCGGATAAGGTTGTTGGTCATGGGGATATTCCCCTGCATCCTTATATATTCCTCCTCCGGGATCATCCGGCCACAATACTCGATCAGGTCCCCCCATTGGTCGCCGTACATATATCTCTTGTTCCTGTCCCTCTCTTTCCTGAACTTGTCGAGCTTGTCCCATGCCCTAGCGCATTGGTATACCAATGGCATGTTCCGCCCGTCCGTCATGTTTCGTCTCTCGTATTTGACGGTATCTATAGGTGATATCCTCGATTTAGGGATCAATCTAGTCATGGATTCTTTTTTCTGACGAATATGGGGACTTGGCGTTCAATCGTAACGATAAAACTTGTCGGTTGTCATATGGTAGCCTCGCTGATAGGACCATGGGGCCTTACGCCGGGGGACTTATCCTTGGGGATGGACGGCAGATCCATGTCGCAATAACATATATAAAGTCCTATAGCCCTAGTCATGACCTTGTCGTCGTGCTTGCCTTCCACGGCCCCGAACGATCCGTTGGCTTTCTTCTCGTACGTGGACATCTCATCCAGCGTGTCTATATCCCGCTCGATATATGACTGTTCTCGGAGGCATGCCACGAGATAGGATATGATCATTGGCTTGGTGTTCCGGTTCGTGTGGAATCCCCATTCCGTCAGTTTTCCGGCCCGTATCTTGGCCTCGCTCGCCTTACGTGCGTACAGGTTGTCGTAAGCGTCCCCGATCTGGTTGAATATCAACTCGGACTGGTCTCCGTCCGTATCGTTGTCCTTGGTCTCTATGGTATTGCTCTCTATGACTAACAGGGCGTTCCCGAAAAACTTGGCGATCTGGGCGGATTTCCATGCTAACAGGTCATGGTCTATGTGTCCGTGCCATTCGGCCACTACCTCCGGCTTCCCGCCAAACATCATCCAATAGCGGTCTATCACCAATATGTCCGAGAAATCGGATTTCTTTCCACGGCCCCCTATATCCACGATCACGAGGTAACGATTCTTGACGTTCGCTTGATCGTCTGGCAACGACCATACCTTGAGCGACCCGTTATGATCCTCCTTGAATGACAGCTCTGTCAAGGCGCTCTTCCCTTTAACGGACTTGCCCGATATTTCCCCGACATACTTGGGGGGCTTGCATCCCTCCTTCAGCTTGTCTATATGATATACGCTGAATACCATGTTGCCGGAGTTCTTGAACGCCTCCACGTCATCGCTGGGGAACTCCGCCGCCATGTCCGCGTGCTCCATGAAATCCTTCCGCTTGACTAAATACCAGTTTATAGCCTCGAAGGAAGCCCCCAGCTTCCATAGTCTCCAGTAATATTTCCCGGAGTCTAGGCATCCATCCGGAGGATTGTCGTTCTCCTTGTTGTCAAGAAGCCATTTGGCGAATGCCCTCTTGTCCTTCACGGGTAGCTCGTATCTCTCGATCTTGAACCATGGGACGAATACGAACCTCCTGTTGCTTTTGCCTTTCTTGGCCGTGACACATGACCGGTAGAAGAAATTTCCCATACCGTTAGCGGTGGATTCTATGACCTCCACGGTAAGCGGGGCCAATAGCAAGGATGAGGATATGCTCCTTATTATATCTTCCGGGGTTTTCCCGTCCGTGTCATCCCATAATCCCACCTCGGAATAATGTACGCAGCTCATGTCACCGCCTCGTCCCGAGTTTGGGCTGTTATAGGTACCTATGGTTATGACCGTGTCCCTCGCCTTCTCCACGTTACTACCTTTCCCGTACGTTATGATACTGTCCAATTGCGATCCCTCGTAAGGCGTGAATCCCAGCGTGACGTTATCCGGTAGATCCAACAGCCATGTGGGGTATTTTTCCAGCATCTTGCTATACATGGCCTTGATCTTCTTTGACGTGGACGCGTCTTGAGCTACGATGGTGGAGTACCACGCCTCTTTATGGCATAGTTGTATCCACGCTATATATAGCTGTACCAACGTGGAACCTCCCCATTGCCGGGCCTTTAGCAGGATAATCCTTATGGGTAGTCCCGCCAATCTCATATTCTCCATCACGGATAGCAGCAGGCGTTGTGGATAGTTGAGCTTGAAATGGATGTTCTTGCCTCCCTCCTTGTTCTTTATCTCGCAGAAAGAGTAAGCCCAGAAAGGGAAGTCATGCTTGTTCCTTACTTTTATGAACTGTCGTACGACCTTCTCATGAAGTTCCTCGTCATACCTCTTGAAGGTGACCTTGCAAAAGGCCCTTATGGATTTATACCTTATTATTCTTTTAACTAGCTTGTTTGATAGCATGCTGGCTGGCAGGAGCATCTTGTATGGGTACATGTCGGATATCTCGACCATCTCTCTTGTCCCGGGCGAGTTCTCTCCCTTGATAGGGTCGAAATGGGCGTGCATCTCGTCGTTCCTCCTGTTATTCTCCTCTACTAACCAATCTATAGTCATGATATAAATTATATAGCTTTATCCAGCAAAACCCAATCAGCGATGACGCTAGATGTATCTCCCAGCTTATGCCGGGAATGACGTATGATAAGACAAGACTGCTCGCCCATATCGCCCGGTCTTTCCATTTGGCCGAGGCTAGTCGCTCGCCCCACGTGGCGAATATCATGGCGCTCGCCCCGATGACGGGGGACGTGGAGAAGAACGAGGCGAGGACGGCCATGATATAGGACCGTGCAATCTCCCTCTTGCCAATTCGCATTACCTTCAGGGCGTATGAATTCCCGATCAGATGCCATATGTTCACGTGGAAGAACATGTATGACAGCCTCGTCCAGAAGGGATATGACGGCCCGGAGGCGAAACCTAGTGGGTCTAGCGGTAACACGTATATCAGAAACAGTGCCGCAATCGTCGCATGGTTTGCTCGTAACATTCCTTTCTCATTTTAGATATGATGGCCTTGGCGCTCTCGGGCGTAAGTACGAAACATGGGGCGGGACTCTCTATTATGATGGATACGATATGCTTTATGGGCATTTTGGGGTGATCCGATCGGTACGAGACGAATTTCTCGAATAAGGACTTGTAGAATACCTTGGCGTTGTCCTTCATCCCTTTTGGCATGGCCCCCTTGTTCATCTGGTATATGACGGACGAGGCCCTTTCCACGGATACCCAGTATCTGGAGGCTTGCGACGCTACGGTCTCGGTAAGTAGGTCCATATAGACAAGGTCCTTGTCTGATCTCATGTTCCTGTTCAAGGCTTCCCTGTACGCCCTAAGGAGGTCAAGGTTTCTTTCCCGCATCATGGAGAATACGCTTCCGTTCTTCCTCATATCATACCTGTTTTTACCAAAGTTACGAATTTCTGCTTTGCCGGGTAAGATTTATCGTTATGGGGGCTTGTATCGTTATCATATTTGCGTATAGAATAATTTAAAAAAACAATGTATGCCAGAAAATGATATTGACAATAAGCCTGTTACGTCTAAAAGAGATATGTTCTTGGAGAGTATTAGGGGACGTTATCCAGATTTGGACGTGGAGAACGAGGATGAGTTTTATGGAAGATTGAACGACGAATTTGATAGGTTTGATAGAGGTGATAAAGCGCAGAGGGAACTAGGGGACTTGTTGGCCTCTGACCCTAGGAGCGCCGGCTTCTTGATGGTGATGCGCAAGGGCGGTAATCCCGTGGAATATCTTATCGAGAATTACGGGGATGATTTTAAGGCCGCCTTGGAAAGCGAGGAGGGAAAGAACAAATTCTCAGAGGCTTTTTCCAAGTATATGGAGAGGCAGACGAGAGACAAGGAACTGCAAAAGCAGGCGGAGGATAACCTGAGATTGATGATCCAAGGTCTGGAGGAAGCCCAGTCGGAAGGTAAATTCAGTGACGAGGACGCTAGGGCGGCTTATGAGTTCCTTTACGCCGATGGAGGATTGTTGGATCGGATCGTGGTGAACGGTGTCACCAAGGATGATTGGATGATGCTGATGAAAGCGGCAAACTATGACAAGTCCATGATGGATGCGGCCAAACGTGAGGAGGAGGCCCGTAATGAGGGGGAGATAGCCGGACGTAACGCCAATATAGACATAAACAAGAGAAAGAGTACCAAGGTGGATCGGTTGCCGCCCGATCTGGGTTCCAGCGGGGGGATGACATCTCCCACGAAAAAGGAGAGAAACCCGACGATTGACAGACTAGACAAGATCACGGGACGTAAGAGTGTTTGGCAATAATCATAATTAATAACCATAAACAATTAGTAAAATGAGATCAAAGAGTTTTTTTAATTATTTGGGCGGCTTGGTATTGACCGTTTTGGCCGTGATGCTAGGAGCCACTACCGGATGCGGGATGTGTATGGCCGTACCGACAACCACGGATGGAGGGGGAGAGGTGACTGATATTAACCCGGGGATTGCGGTCACGGATGCCAATGGCGGGGCGACTGCTACGGATGGCATTCAAATCTCGAAAGAAACGGATAATCCAGAGTATTATGCGAAGGCTATAGACAAGCGTATCACGAAAATGAGACCGATGCGTACTCCTATAGACCAGATCACGAGGAGCGCAGAGAGTATTAGCAGGGTCAACAGCATGGTCGTGAAATATTACAGTGTATCGACAAGACCCATCAAGGATTCCGTCAAGACCAATACGACCGAGATGGCATCAGGATCATCTTATGTAACCTTGCCTGTGAATGATGCTTCTCTCTTTAGCGTGACTGATACGATCCGGGTATCTGGGATCAAGGGCTATAAAGAGGATGGATCGACTCAGGATACGGTAAAGGACTTGATGCTTTATGTCGTGGGCAAGAGCGAGAACGAGGGATATCCGCAAGTGATTGCCGTGAACGGCAAACGAAATACGACAGGAGAGAATTCTATCGTTCCAGCCCTTAAAAAGAATGACGTGCTTATTCGTATGGGCCGTGCCGCAGGGGAATTGGACGTGGAGACCGGGCAGTTCTATTCATTGCCTACGCCACAAGAACAATTTTGCCAGAGATTCATGATGCAGGTAGAGGAGTCCACGTATAATAAGATGTGGAGTAAGGAGGTTGACTGGAACTTTGACGATATGGAGGAGGACGCTATCTATGATATGCGTTTGGGTATGGAGAACTCATTCCTGTTCGGTATCAAGGGAAAGAGTAAGGATCCCAAGAAAACGGGTATGGATGTTTATTTCACCGGTGGTATTTGGTGGATGGCAGGTCAGGACAAGTCTTTGGGAACCGTTGATGACTCGACCAATGAGATTGTGATCAAGGACGATGAGATGGTTGATTTCTTGAAGGAGATCTTCACGGGTAATGATGCGGGGAACAAGACGAAGATCGCTTTCTGCGGATCTGATTTCTTGGCAGCCTTGGCCAAGATGAAGAGTGAGCGTTTCAAGGTCGTTAAGGAGTTCGAGAAGTGGGGGCTTAAATTTACCTCTTTCGATAGCAATTTCGGTAAGTTGCTGGCTATGCACCATGAGTTGCTTGATATGAACATGAAATCAGACGAGGCCTTTGTTATGGACCCCGAATACCTCCGTAAAAGGACTTTCGAGATGTTTAGCAGAAAGACTTATGACATGGAGAAATTAGCGAAACGTAAGACTAGTGCCGTGGTCTTGAATGAGGCCAGTTGCTGTTATCTGGTATATCCGAACGCCCACATCCGTGTTAAGTTAGGTTCTTTATAAAATAGGGGGGGGGATTCGCCTCCCCGCTTTAAATCGTTGTGTCATGAAATATTTCTCAGATAGTGTTTTGTCATTTAATCTTAAGGTGCGTGATAGATATCGAAGGATTCGTTTTATCCCTATGACAAGGAACGGGAGTTATTATATCCCTAGGGATAAGGATGAGGCCAAGGCGTTGGAGTCAATGGATTGTTTTGGGAGTCGTTTTATAAAGATAGAATCTGATCCCGTTCCTGATAAAAAGTCTAGGACAAAGGATTTGACCCCGGTCGGGGAGATAAGGTCTTTTCAAGAGGCTATTGATTATTTAGAGAAAACTTTCGGTTCGGATATAAGCGGGCTTATATCCCCGGAAAGCATTCAGAGGGAAGCCCGGAAAAACGGGGTGGTATTTCCTAATATGGGATGATATGAGGTATAATGTCGAGGATTTGGTGACATCCGTGCGGATAACCTTGGATGAGAACAGGATTGAGCAAGAGTATATAGTCTCGGAGGATAACAATATGGAGCTTAATGAGATTATAAGGGAGAAGCTGCTTGACGCTGTACGATCAGTGGAGAGGATAGCTCCGGTACAGATGTTAGATAGCGTTCCGTTGGTAATCCCTGAGGCGGCCCAATATTGCGATACCGATGGTTCCGGATACGTGGTGCTTCCACCAGATTTCCTTAGACTGACCTTGTTTAAGATGCGATCATGGCGTAATCCGGTATTTGACGCTATAGGGGATGATACGGAGGAGGCTAGGATGCAATATAACGTATATACCCGTGGCACGCCGATTCGTCCTGTTTGCGTGCTCTCAAGGGATTTGTCCGGTAGTAAGATCCTTCGGTATTATACCGTGGGGTTTGGGAATGACGGGAAATATAACCGTAGGGATCACCGGATAGATAGGGCGCTTTATCTTCCCGTTCCTTCATATACGGGGGATAACAACGAAGAGCTAGAGTTCAATTCCCTCCTTCGGGAGGCCATTATAAATTATACGGCCGGATTGGTTATGGTTTCCAGAAGGGAACCCCAAATGGCCGAGACTTTTTTTAATATTGGAAAATCATTCGTGGAGTCATGAGCGAGAAAGATAACAACGTGATGCCTTTGGCTACAGATCCTCATAATCTGGGCGAGTTCGATAACGTGTATGACGCTATGCGTAGGTATCCTAACGGAGGCGTGGACGGGGATTATATTTATATCTTGGGTGTCCAGCATTTTTGGAACGTGAATCGTCAAAGCTGGGGGATACTAAAGGATAAGGAGGATAATTTAGTCCAGATGGTAGAGGATTTTATCGGCCTTTTCGAGAGAAGGGGGTATGTCTTCGCTGGTTATGCGTTACCAGACACCACTCCTGTTTCTGGGCTTGACAATATCTTTTATATAGCGGCCAAGAATGGGATTTATACTCATTTTGGAAGCGATCTGAAATTATTGAATGAGGTTGCTATCTTACGTAAACCCAGAAGATCATCTATATGGATTAAGGATTCAATGGATATCCCGAACTCGGAGAGGATAGACGTTATAGATGATGCCATATCACGGATAAATGTCGATATAGAGACAATAAAATCGGCGATTATCGGCATGGAGAATGATCTTGATGGGGTACATGATTCTATCGATGATATAAATAAGGATATAGATGCTTTCAAGAAGGAGACCTCCGAAAATTTCGAGGAGGTAAACTCTGATTTAGATAAGGTGGAGAAGCGTCTTGATTACATACCTAAGGAGTCGTTTTTATCAGCTCGTCCCGCCGGTTTCAAGCCGGACATCGACCTTACCCCGGAGATCACGGTAGACCGTGCTTGGAGAGACCATGAGGGTAACGTTATCCGTGATACGTATATCACTCGGAGGGGATTGAGGAACGAGATAATCGACATCACCAACCAGCAGGTAACGGACTTGAAGCCCGGCTCTGTCGATCCTGACGATCTTTCCGAGGCTACGAAGCAATTGATAGGTAACAAGAGCATTACCAATCTTCCGGACGAGGAGGATATAACCGTTTCGGAAAACCAGACCTTGAAACTGAAAGATAAGGAATACGCACCGAAGGATTACTCCGGCATGGGACGTGTGTATCTCCGGAAGCATTACGTGAACGGCGTGAACACGCTCACGCAGCACATGATGAGAAAGCCGAACACCATCTATATCATCCAATATGACTACTGTTTAGCCGGGCAGACTATAGTTATTCCTGAAAATTGCGTGCTGGATTTCCAAGGGGGGAGTTTGAAAAATGGAAAGATTATTTTTAATAACACGGTAATAGAGTCTAAAGAAAACTATATATTTAGAAATTTAGTTTTTGAAGGAACCACCATGGCTAAATATATATATACAGAGTGGTTTGGGGCAATACCAAATGAATCAACAGATTGTACTGATGCCTTTATATCAGCTGTTAAGTTTTCAGATTGCATAAAGAGAAATTCAAACCTTGCAAATAATATAACAAGTGGAGATTGGCATAATGCACAAAGCAAAATTAATCATTGTACAATAGCATTATGTCAGGGTGTTTATATTCTTAGTAGAGAATGGTTAATAGATAAACCAGTAAATATATACGGGAATGGAGCAACTATAAAAGCAAGTAACAACTTTAATGGGGATAGTTTAATTAATATACCTAATACAGTAGGGTATACGCAAGGAATTTATAAAGATTTTATATTAGAGGGAAATAATAATCAAATAATAGGGCTTATTACATATAGTAATACGTCTTTTTATAGTAACATCTATATAAAAGATTGTTTTGCTGGTGGTATTCAATGTAATAGAGCTAACACTTTTTCTGGTATAAAAATAGTAGTTACAAGCAGCATCGGTTATGATAATAGAGAAGATTTATCAGGAATTTACGGAATGAATATAACTTCCTCAGATGGGTATATAACAAACATGGAAATTGTAAATTATCCTATATGTTTACGAATTGGAGGTGTTGGAGGGTGGTTTATTGAAAATCTACACGTTTGGGGTAAAGAAGAAGCAACATCAAGTTCATTTAAAGGTGGTATAATCCCACGTATAGGAATATATTCGGAAGGAGAAAATAACATCATAAATAATTTTTATGGAGATACAATAATCAAAGCAGATGCTAATCTAGATTATTTGGATATAGTAAAAGGAATAGAAAATGGAGGAATGGCTATATATGAAAAGTGGAATCATGTAAATTTTTATAACAATATTATTGTCTATATTAATCAGGGAGTACATCAAGACCCTTCAAAAATATCTACAGATAATTTAGTAGCCTACTGTAATGGTGAAAGGCCAATTATTAATGGAATTCAAGTTTCTATCTCTTCAAGATCTTTAATGAATCCAGAGTTAGTTCATTATACGTCTGTCAGTCGTGAGTATAAAAACGTAAGAAATATTGCTAGAATAGGAGAAATAGCAGAATGGAAAGATAACACACTTGACCAATCTTATAGAATTAGATATAGTAAAAGTGAAACTTCAAATCTTGAAGGGGTAGTTTTAGATACAAGAAAAAAAGAGGGTAAAGCTATTGAGAACTTCTTTATTCAAATTCTTCTATATGGTAAGCAGGCACTGTGGGCTAATTTTAATGCTGATAATGTGCTGAGGTGTGCTTGGAACAATTTAACTGAAAGTTATGATAATAAAGAACGTGTTAAATCGGCTAATTTTGCTATAAAACCTGAGAAAGTAATTTGTTCTAATTATAAAGCAGAAGATTATTCCTATTTGTTCTTGGATAAAGACAATAACCAAATCAAGTATATGGGTTATGGTTCTGATGGCCCAAATGCTCGTAAAGTTATAGAAGTAATAGGACCAATAGGTAAGGCTATCACTTCCATAGTATATTCGGATGAATCTGTAGATTTTGGGGGTGCGATATTAAAGGCAAGTCAATTTAGAGGAATGTGTATAGACTCTCAATTTAATATAAGATGCGCACCATTATTAGGTAATACTACACTTAAAAGACCCACTGAAAATATACCTATAGGTTTAATGTACTTTGATACTACCCTTAGCAAACCAATCTGGTGGACAGGCACAAACTGGGTCGATGCCACTGGAGCTACCGTATAACCATTAAAACATCATAATCATGAGACAATTCATATACACGATCATCAGAAAGATATTCAAGCTTGTATTCTCTGTTTACAAGCCGAAGGTAAGGACATTGTACAAAGGCCGTAAGAACATCGATCTTACGGAGAACGGCGATCTGCGCATAAGGGTAGGTAAGCCTTTCTATCTGGCCGGGAACATCTACAAGTTGGATCAGTGGGACAATAAAAGCGTATTCAAGCTGGCCCTTTACAAGAAGGAAGGCGAGGATTGGGTAAGGGCTAACGACCTAGACTTGATCTTGAGACTTAACGCCGGCTACAACATATTTTACGTATAACGAACTAAAGCACGATACATCATGGAAGAGCGAAAAGATATTTGCGAGGGTTACGAGAGGGATAGCGTACAGCAATTAGATAAGTTGGCCAAGGATAAGAACGAGCGTTTTCCTATCTATCCGTTGACATACATTCAGGCCGTATATGACGCTAGGACGAAAGAGAGGCTTGATTCCATATTGTGGAAATGCAACAACGTGTATTTGCCTTGGATGGGATCGGTGGGGGATACCCGTATACAATTGCCTTTCTGGATGAGAAGGAAGGGCATATATATTACATATAAAGACCTTGATGGCAATGTTATAACGGAAAGATGTATTAATGATGATTGTGTAGCAGACCATATTTTCAGGAAAGATGAGAACTGGATACTGATTGGCGATGATGCTATTAATCCAAAGGTATATTTTAACCGTTATGGCTATAATGTCACCGTGTTTGGTCTAAAGGGTGGTGTACATACGTTGGTTAGCGCTATAAAAGATGTTCCTCCTAGAGAACGGATACTTGGTCAAAAGATCACTTTCGCTCAAGAAGGGGAGAATTGGGTTACTTATCAGTTTCAACAATTAAGTTTATCCGGTTATGAGAACCCTTCTAACTGGAAACTGGTTGATGGAATACAACAGATTGAGGGTGACATAAATATCACTAATCATCCTGACGAGGAAGATATAACTACAGACGGGGGAAATAGGCTTAAGCTTGCGGATAAAGAATATGACACGTCTGCTTATAGCGGAATGGGCCGTATATATCTTCGTAAGAATATACAAGACGTGGAAGTTTTACCTATCTCATACCTTCTAGTAAATTCTATCGTTGACGCTGTGACAGATGAAGTCGCTATAAAAGCTCCTACTGATACGGAATTAACGGTCGTGATAGGACGTGACGGAAAGGCTTATGCTATGGTTGCGGATGACATAAACAAATATACCATCTGGGATTCTTACGGAGAAATCAAAGCTTCTACGGAATATATGGATTCCTCTTATATCCTTAAACATGATACATATTATTTGGTGAATGGCGTTTATTATGTTTGGGATGGGAGTTTGAAAGAAGCCGTATTGCAAACAGAAAAGAAAAATGTACTTACACAAGAAATGGTCAATAAGCCTAATACTATTTATGTCGTTCAATATGATTTTGATTTAAATTTTGATTGGAATAATTATGATTCAGTCCATAATTATGCAGTGAAAATTCCAGAAGGATGTATACTAAAATATGAAGGAGGATCTATATCTAACGGTCTATTAAATTTCTCTGATAATACTTATATAGAAGGACCTGAACGTGGGGATTGTATGAAATACGGTTCATATGGATATGTGGATAAGCCTAGGTATAGTGTCCAAAATGATCCTTCTGTAATAAATAGATTGTCTGAGATATTTATATCTTATTACAAACAAAATGAGAATTTCCATTATGGGCATGAGAATACTTTATTGAGACCTGACTTTAAAATAGATGAGCCTTGGTATATGAATTGTTCCAGTTTTTCTACTGCGATGATCCTTGGTATACCTTTTGAGAATTCTAAATATAACGGAAAAGACAATATACAAAATGGATTTGGATGGTATGACAAAGATTTTATCCAATGGGTTTCGGGAAGTGATAATATTCATTTTTATAAGTATTCTCATAATTTGGCTAGATATTTAAATGATAGAGGATACACATTGCCAGAAAGCCAAAACAATATTGAAAATTTACAACCGGGTGATGTTTTGTTTTATAATTTAGAAAATAAAGATCCATTTAACAATCCTTTCTATTATAAAGGAATAGACCATTCCGCAACTTTCGCATTCAGGGTAAATGATAACAGATTCGCCGTATGGGAAGTATGGGGAGAATCACAGGTATTTGGACTTGGATATTATGATAATAGTTATTTTGATGAACATATAAAATTGGTGGCGAGATTGCCTAAAGCATATAGTGATAATAAACAACAGGCTAACTTGGCTGAAAACCCTTATAATGGTATAACTAAAATTATAGAAGCAAATTCATCTTATCCGAACACCTTGATAAAAAACGTTACTCTTTCAAAACCCATTGAAGCGTATAAGTATTATACGGTAATAGCTAAACTAAGGTTTTTAACGGATAGAAAGAATGCGTTTCCATATGTAAGATATTCAAAACGGGGGTATTTTTCGTATTATGGTATGATAGAAACCCCGAAAGACGACATGTACTATATACCTTTTTGTTTTACTAATGAGGAAATACAAATTAGCAATCCTCCAAGTCCTATAGAGCAAATACTAGAAATAAGTAATGTTAATCTTGAAATCTATTGGAAAGGTTCTCCTACAGAGGTAAAAGTGGAATTAGATGAATGCTTTTTAGTAGAGGGGATAGTTTCTATGTATAATTCAGATTTTAAACGACCTTCAATTTATCCTACAGGACTACTTAGTGAAGAATGGAATGAGATATTTAAAAATATAGGTAGTGAATGGACAAAGGTTCCGGAAGGTTGGTTGATTTGTGGAAGATTTGAGTTAAAAGATGAAAATGATATAATTGAAGATTTTATTACAATGAATACACTCAAACCTTTAAATGATTTAAAGTTTAATAATATTATATTTGGAAACACGATGAATTCAGAAGGTGGAGTAGGGGTTATATTTCTAGATTTTAGAACTACGCCTTCGTCTCCTACTCTAAAAGTAAGAAATAAAAATGGAGGGATGTTACATTACTTTAGCATTATAATACCTACTAATGTTATTAAAGAATATAGTTAGCATAAAATTCGTTATAATTTACCTTAATATTATAATAATCAAAGGAAATGATATGAAATGATTCATGTATACAATTATCATAAATATAATTAGACTAATTGAAATAAGATATTTGCTCAAATAAATCAAAATAGAAATAATTACTCATGTACCGTTACCTCTCCTACATATCAGACCTCGCAAATTGGGCCAAGTCCATCGCCATAGCCGCCGTTGTCACTGCGATGGACTTCGTGTCACCGATCGAGAACTTCTTGGTGGTGATCCTGTCGCTGGCTTTCATCGATACGTTCTGGGGGTTGGCTGCGGATCACGGGGATTTCCGGAAGAGTAAGTTCATCCGTAGCTGGTTATACATGCTTGTGTATTTCCTGATAATTATCATTTCGTTCTGGATAGGCGTGATGATGGATATATCGGAGGATAACGCCAAGGCTTTCGTGTCTTGGATCACGTGGGCGATGATATGGTTTTACGGGACCAATGTCTTAAAGAACATGGGCAAGGTATTCCCGGATAACAAGGTGATAGCCTTCTTGTATTGGGTTGCCGCCGTAAAATTCATTAGTAAGGTCAATTTCTTAGATGAGTATAACAAGACAAAGAATAAAAAAGGCTCCCCTGATCCAAAAGGATAGGGGAGCCGGATAAATTTTAGCTTCCTGTCTTTCGCAAGGGAGGATAGCAAGGTTAACAAAGCGCATAAAAGTATAAAAAATAATTGATATGAGAACGATTAACAGGAAAATCAACTTGATCGTGATCCATTGTTCGGCCACTAGGGTAGATAAGGATTATACCCCTGAGCAATTAGAGAGAGACCACAAGGCGAGAGGATTCAACTCCGCAGGTTATAACTATTATATCCGGAAGAGCGGGGAGATAGTATCTATGCGTCCATTGGAATTGATTCCGGCTCATGTGACCGGATATAACAAGAACAGTATAGGAATATGCTATGAGGGTGGTCTTGATCCGGACGGGAATCCGGATGATACACGTACGGAGGCACAGAGACAGTCGATTATAAGGCTGTTGTTGGATTTGGTCGTACAGTTCCCGGATAGTAGGATCTGCGGTCATCGTGACCTATCCCCGGATCTTAACGGTAACGGTAAGATTGAACCGGACGAGTGGATGAAGATGTGTCCATGTTTTAATGCCGAGGAGGAGTATCGCAATATATGAAACCTTGGCAAGTAATATTAATACTAGTGTGCTTGGTAGCCAGTTTCACGGCTGGCTACCATATCCGGGGGGATGTGGCTAGTGAT